AGCGGCGCACTGGCAATGGCAGACAACCCCAACGTGGTCACAATGCTGACTGCCGAACAACAGGGCCCGCTGTCATCCGCGAGCCGGTACCGGATCTATTCCGATTCGTCTAGCGTTGCGGCTGACTTCGGCACGGCAAGCAAGGCGTATGATTTCGCGCTGTCGTTCTTCGGGACATCACCCAACGCCACGAACGCAGGCGGGTTTCTGGTTATCGGCTACTGGCGCGGGGCAGAAGAAACCTTGGTGGCGACATCGGCAAGCCTTAACGGTGCGCAGGTGTCTGAGGCAACCGTAGTTGACGGGCTGCAACAGGTGGCAGACGGAACGCTAACATTAGACGTAGACGGTACACCCGAGGCGCTGACCGGTCTCGACTTCCAAAGCGCCACATCACTGGCGGCCATTGTTGGTGTCATTGATGCCGGGCTTACCGGCGCAACCGCAAGCATTGACGATCAGCGAGTTGTAATCACTAGCAACACCAGCGGCGCATTAAGCACAATTACCTTCGCTACTGACCCAGGCACCGGGACGTTCATCGGTCAAACCCTAGCGCTTACAACCGGCTCCGGCGGCTTCCTGACTCAAGGCGCAGCGGCTGAAACGCTCATCGCTGAAACCAAGCTGGCGGCAATCACTGAACTTTTTTCACAGGTCAAGTTCCGGGGCGCGATGTTCATCGACAACCCAACAGATGAGGAGTCCAAGACGCTGGCAGAGTGGGGCCAAGCTAACGACGTGCTACAGTACGATGTGTTTGACGCACCGGCCAACTTGACTGTAGACCCTGCTAACGTGGTTTGGGATATCAAGCTGTCAAGCCTAACCAACTACCGGATGCTGTACAGCAAGGCAGGCAACCGCAAGCTGGCGGTATCGTACATGGCGCGGGCGCATACGGTTAACTTTGCCGCTGAAAACTCTGCTCTAACTATGCACTTGAAAGAGCTTTCAGTTGCGGCGGAAGAGTACACGCAGACCCAGGTTAATCAGGCGCAGACTGTTGGGCTGGACATCTACACCACGATTAAGCTGACTCCAGCAATCTTAACCAGTGGGGCGAACGGTTTTACTGACGAACGTTACAACTTGATCGCGTATGTGGATTTCTTGCAAATCGACATGTACAACCTGCTGAAGTCTACGGGCACTAAGATCCCTCAGACTACTCGCGGCGTTAATCAGTTGATTGACCAAGCAGAAAAGACCACCATCCAGTTCGTAAGGGCTGGAGTATTTGCCCCAGGAACATGGTCTAGCCCTGATACCTTTGGGGACTTAGACACGTTCAAGCGCGGCATTATCAACAACGGGTTCTACTGGTTGGCGGGTTCTTTGGCGGCACAGGCACAGAATTCACGTGAAGCCCGCGAGTCACCTGTTTTGCAGGGCGCTGTTAAGCTGGCAGGCGCTATTCATTCTGTTGACATCATCGTCAACGTAAACAGGTAAGGGGCACACCATGGCAGGCATTGTACTAGCAGTAGACAGCACAACCGTAGTCCTTAACGGCACGGCCATTCTTGACCTGGTAGAGGGTGATTACGTTGTACTCACTCCGGCCAACCCGGCAACCTCTCACGTCAACAGCACCAACGGTGGCGTCAACATCAACGAGCGCAGCGACAAAGGCGTACATGACCTCATGTTGCGGGTCCAGCGTTTCAGCGAGTCAGATGCATTCATGAACAACCTGCTGCGCCAGTCGCCTCCGATCCTGGTTAACGGCAGCGTGAAGGAAAGCTTCAGTCGTGACGGCACTGGCGGTGTTGAATCTTGGATTCTGGAGAACGGCAGCGTTACCACGCAGCCTACTTCAACCAAGAGCAGCACTGACGGAAACGCGCTACAGGAGTACGTGATCCGGTTTAGGAATGCATCTCGGAACTTGTAACAGAGTCGGACTTACGGCCCTGCCAATTGGTGGGGTTTTTTTGTGTCTAGGGTGTTGCAATGCTGCGATGGTGTGTTATTATTAAGTCATAGAGAGACACCAACCACACGAAAGGAATTAGATATGACCAACCACACAGCACAGAGCATCATCATGGCAAGCCCGCGTTTTGTAGAGCTTTCAACAGAAGAGGCGTTAAAGGTAATCGCAAAGACCAACGGCCAAACTTTAGAGTTAGCAAAAAAAGCATTTGCGCTAAGAGTTGAAAACGTAGTGAACGAAGTGGCTAAACTGGTAATTCTTGGCGCAGAAGAGTTTGCCAAAAAGTTAAACGCAGAATCCGCTGCAAAATAAAACTAAGCTAGCCCTTCGGGGCTTTAAGGAAAAAAATGAAAGAATATACACAGACACCGTGGCGCACCGACGAAAAGTGGCATGACGAGCCATTTCAGCCGATTAAAATATCAGGCCCAGAAGGTAGCATTGGCACAATTTGCACAGTATGGATGGATGACGCGCCGGATTTAGATTTTAATTACGAACAACGAAAAAATGCTCGCCACATTATAAAATGCGCAAATAACTACGATATTTTAATCGAAGCATTAACCGCGTGCATTGAGCAGCTAGAAGACGAAGACCCCGCATCTCGATGCATGGATAACAACGCAGCGGACTACGGGCGCAGAGCGCTGATTAAATTAGACAAGGAACGCTAAAATGACCGACCACGCAGAACCAATCCGCGAATGGATAGACAACTACCACGACGGCAACATCACCCACGCAGCCGCAGCACTAGGCGTCAACCGCTCTACGCTGCACAGGGTAATGGATACGGCTTACGTTATTGACGGCACGCTTTATACAATCAAAAGGAAAGCAAAATGAAAGCACACGAAGTAATCCCAGGCATCATCGGCGGCGTAGCAGGTTACGCAGTCCTCAAGTTCGGCACAGACGACGGCACTGCTATGGCCCTGCTAGGCTTTGCCATTGCGTTCGCAATTTGCTGTCATAACGCAAACGCGATAACCTTGCGGGCTGTAATTGCAGGGCTGATAGCGGTACCGGCAGGATTCTTTGCCATTGCCATACTACACATGGACATGGACGGCCATGAGAATGGCTTTCTTGTAATGGGCGGGCTGGTGTTTCTTTTTGCGGCGGCGTCTTATTTGGTGGGCAATAAGTGCAAGCCTGAAACCATCAACATCACACAAGGACAATCGTAATGACCGAACAAAGTACAGCACTAGCCATGGTGAAAGCCGTACACGAAGACCAGGAGGCCACCATGCCAAGTGGTCGCGCCTACCAGCTAACGAAGATGACGCACAACCAGCGGCGGCGCGTCTTTGCCTTCTTCACTAAGCGCCAGGGTGAGATTCAATCCGGCGACTTCTCGTTTCTGGACAGCGCAGACTTCGAACCGGTGGAAAAGGTCATCATGGAAACCGTACTGTTTGAGGGCGGGCAGCTGAGCAAGTCGCCTAAGCACTGGGAAGACCATCCAGAGGATTACGTGACCTTTACGGTGACTATGCTGGGGGCGATTAGCTACCCTTTTTTGAAAGGGAACCTTGGCGGCTAACGGTTCCGACACCATCGTCTGAACCCAACATTATCAAGCGTACCAACCTAGACAACCAAGCAATGATAGAGCACGCTCTGGTGCGTCACGGTTACGGTACGCTTGATGAGATAAGGCAGATGGACACGCGGGACTTCTTAGACGCGATAGAGTACCAAGAGATCGCGTCAGCCATTGAGCAGTACCATATTAACGAAGCGCAGCGGGCTCGATGACACAGCCCGCTGCTGTGCTATACTTGTCCGAATTGTAAACGGCACAGGCTCGCAGCCATGGCAGTAATTTCCGAAATTATCACAAAATTTTCGTTCCAAGGCTCAACAGGCCCGCTAAAAGAATACAACGGCAGCTTAGGAAAAGGCATCGGCCTATTAGCTGGCATGACCGCAGCACTAGGCGTTGCCGTTGTAGGTATCAACAAGTGGGTGACAGGTGTCAGCCAGTCGCTCCAGCCTCTTATAGACCTTAACGCGCAGACCGGCGTAGCAGTTGAAAAAATCCAAGAGCTATCATTCATTGCCGAACAATCCAGCTCATCAACCGAGGCGCTGTACTCATCCATCAGTGGCTTGGCCGCAAAGATAGGCGAGGCCGCACAGAAGGGCAGCGAGGATTTTTCACGCCTTGGCGTAAGCGTTAGGAATGCCAACGGCAGTGTGAAGTCTACCGACACAGTTCTGGCAGAGGTGAGCAGCCGGTTTAAGCAGCTCGGTTTAACCATGAATGAGCAACAGGGCTTTGCCGAGGCGCTTGGCATAGACCCCGCCCTGCTAAGCATGATGAACCGGACCGGCGCAGAGATGGCCAGTCTACGCGGTGAGGCGCAACGTCTAGGTGTGCTGACCGCTGACCAGGTGAAGAGTGCGCAGGATTATAACGACGCACTAGGGGCGCTTGGGTTTGGCATGGAATCGGTCAAACGGTTTATTGCCGTTGGCCTTGCGCCTGAGCTTACCGAGATGGCAAAGGACTTTACCGACCTACTGGCAGCGAACAAAGACTGGATCGTTAACGGCATCAAGGCAACAGTTGGCGTCCTAAATGATATGGTTGATGCGCTCATCCGGCTTGCTCCATTTATAGCGGCTGTCGGTGCGGCGTTTTTGGCGGCGAAGGTTTACACGCTGGGATTTGCTGGCGCGCTTGCCCTTGTTTTTTCGCCTGCCATTTTGATTGCAGCGGGTATCGCAGCGGTGTTGCTGGTACTTGATGATCTTATCGTGGCATTCCAAGGCGGAAAGTCTGTTATTAGAAACTTCTTCCTAGAGTTCTTTGGGTTTGATATAAAGCCGCTTCTAGTGGGGATCGTTGAAGGGTTCAAAGAGGTATTGGAAACCTTAAAGAACTTTGGGGCTGGAGTGTTTGACAGCTGGGTAGAAATATTTTCAGGGATAGGAGATATATTGGCCGGAAACTTCAGCGATGGGTTCGATAAAATCGGAGAAGGCTTTTCAGATATGGTTGACACTTGGGGGGATTTATTCAGGAGTGTCTTCAGCGGCATATTTGATTGGGCCAAAAACGCAGTAATAAACATTGTGCCAGATTGGGTTCTTGACATTATCGGGCCAGACTCAAGCGGATCGCCTTCAGCATCGCCAGGCGGTAGCCAAGCGTTACAGCCAGGCGGCGGGCGGGCCAATAACGTTGGCCAATACGATTCAATCGAGCAAACCGTTATCATGGACATCCGCACAGCAGACCCAGAAAAAGCAGGCAAGGCAGCGTCGGACGGACTTCAGCGGCAACTTGAAGATGCGCGGAACCAGACACGCGGCAGGGGGGGCAGTTAATGAGCATACGGGATTACCTCGGCAGCCAGTTCGATAGTGACGAGCAAGAGGCTGTTGGCATTGGCGGATTTACTACGACAGCCCGCGTGCGTGAACGTGTGCTCCGTAGCGCATCGGTGCCGACCACCTTCCTAGAAGATGGTAGCCATATTAACGACCACATCATACGTAACCCGTTAACCTTGAGCATAGAGGGCAATGTGTCAGACGCCTTCTTTATGCCAAACCCTGCCATAGCCGCACTACAAGCAGCGCAAGAACAGGTGGGAAATATCACACAATACGCTCCAGCCAGGACGCAAGCACAAGTTAGCAGGGTGTCAGGGCTTACAAATGACTTCACCAATGCCATTGATAAAGTGGATAGCTTTATCGAGAGCAGCAGTCGCGTGGCCAGCTACCTCGGGCTACAAGACGACACGGCGAAAAGCAACATTGAGAATTTCATTGATACGATGGAGTCTCTACAGGAAGGCGAGCAGCTTATCAGCATTGATATGCCGTTCCGCACTTATGAGCAGATGTACATTACATCGCTTGAGATTACGCGAACAAACCAAACTAACTCGCTAGACTTCACAATGGAGCTTCAGCAGTTCCGGTTTGCCGATACTATATTCACAGAGATAACGCCAGCGGCTAATCCGTCAGCAGTCACCAACGGACAAACGGAAGGGTCCAAGGATAAGGGCGTACAGGAAGGCGCGGATGTTCCGCAGTCATTCCTTAACTCGACGCTTGAGAGAATTGGGGTGTCATTCTAATGAAGCGCTTACAAAACCTAACAGACGAGCCCATCCAGCGCCATACAATCCTTTTTGAGAAAGACGAGATCACATTCGTTTTGCGGTTCTACCCGCGCACCCAGGTATGGTTATTTGATGTCGAGTTTGGCGACAGCCAAGTGTACGGCCTGAAACTATCCGTCGGCGTGCTGCACATGCTAAGCCAGAACCAGCCTTTTGATTTTATCTGTGTTGACAAGAGCGGCAACGGCATTGACCCATTTACGCGGCAGGACTTCAGTGGCGGGCGGTGCGAAATCTACATGATTGAGGCTGCGGATATGGAACAGATTCGGGGCGTGGAGGTGCAGTTTTGATCATCCCAAGATTTAACAGAACCTACACTCTAGAAGTTGACATCGGCACGCGCACCGAAATAATCAAACCGCCCATGCGGATCAGCTTTGAAGTTGACAAGTCCACAATGGGCGGTTTGAACAAGGCCCGAATCCAGCTCTACAACATCGAAGAACGCAAACGCCTGGCGCTGGCAAAGGATGCCGAGCAACAAAAAATGATCCCTATACGGCTATCCTGCGGCTATCAAGACCGGCAAGAGCTTATATTTAAGGGAACGATATTCACCGGCGGCACAGAGCGCCAAGGGCCAGATCTTGTCACTACCATAGAATCGCAAGATGGCGGCTTTGATTTTTCCAATAGTTTCACGAGCCGAACGGTAGAGGGTGGGCGCCGGGCAGTAGATTCGGCGCTGCAGGATATGCCCAATACCGGTGCTGGCAAGATTACAGAACGGCCCGTGTTGACGCGCCCCAAGGTTCTAGTGGGCAATAGCGTACAGCTCATTAATGAAATGGTAGGCCCTGACGAAACGTGGTACATCGAAAACGAACAGCTTTACATCATCAAAGACAACGAAGTGACGAGCCGGTTTATACCCGTCGTTAGTGCAGCCACCGGTTTGATTAGCACGCCGACGCGGGAGAGCAAGTTGGTAACGTTCCAGACGCTTATTAACCCTACCGTGAAGATAGGCCGACGTGTGCAACTTATAAGCACTACAGCGCCTTATATGGACGGTGTTTATCGCATTGAAACCATCACGTATAGCGGCGATAATTACGGGGACGCCTGGAGCCAAGCGTGTACCGGAAGGCTAGGAGCAGGGACGGTGGTTCTATGAATGAAAAGCGCCAGTTAATTGACGTAATGAATGACGCAATAGAGTTCACGCTGTCCAATCTGCATACGGCAACCATTGCCAAGGTGACCGGCGTACAGGCCAAAACCATCAGCGTGCAGCCGGTCATTAACCGCGTTGTAGATGGCCGATCTATTGAGCTTCCAGAGTTTACTATGGTTCCGCCTGTGTTTATGCAGGGCGGTGGCAGCTATACGGCGCACCCAATAGCCGTTGGTGACTACTGTTTGCTGGTATTAACAGAGCGTTGTTTTGACCGGTGGTATGGCGGGGCAGACTTTCAGAGCCCTGCAGAATTTAGAATGCACGACTACAGTGACGGCCTGGCCATTGTTGGCGTTAATCCTATGGCCGGGGCGCTGACTATTCCGAGCGTGATTCAGCAGACGGGCGACACGAATCAAGATGGTAACTACACTCGCCAAGGCAACATGGTGCAGGAGGGTGACACAGAAATTACAGGCAATTTTACGCTAAACGGTAACATGCAGGTTAACGGCAACATTACCTGCTCTGGCACAATATCAGCCGGGAACTTTTCAGGGCTGGGCGGTGGCACTATGACAAGCACTAGCGACATCGAGGC